CAGAAATGCCCATACTAGGAGCATCAGAGTCATAGACAAAAATAACATCACCAACATTCATCATGTCAGCAGCGTCATTAAAGTAGCCAGATACACGGACTGCTGTCAGTGCATCTGTTGAGGTGTAGAACCACAGATTGTGACCGCCACCAGTAGCCATATTAGTTAGGCCAGAAGCTGAATAAGCCATGCTCTACTCCCTATGTGTTGTTATCAAGGACTTCATAGATACCATTGTCATCAATAACAGTAGCACCCATTGACATCATTGAAGTTGCAAGGTGTGCAGCTTTTTGCGGCACATAATTAATTTCAGTTTGAACATCTGAGTTGATGCCCAAGCCGACAGCAGATGTATGGTAAGCCATGTTCTTACCAGCAGTAATTGCTGATGTAGAAAAAATCTTGAAGCCAAGAAACTCCTTCATGGTCATACCACCTGCATATGGCAGATTCTGCTCACCAACAAAATCGCTTGATGCAAATTCAGTGATTAAGAACAGATCAGAATATCCTTTTGGATGCATAGCCAAGAAACGACCACCATCTTCGGGAATATTTGCAGAGCCAAATGTTTCAAACAATGACAACAAGTCTGCCTTTTCAAGAGCAGATGATGTATCATGAATTTGAGTTGAGTTAGCACCTGCGTCCATAGCAGTATAAAGAATCTCGTCAGTCTTACGACCAAGAGCGGCAGCAGCAGACTGCGCTACAGCTTGACGTTCATCTATATTAGTCTTCAGTTCATCGAGCTTGTCGATGTACTCAGCCGCATAATGGTCAGCCATAGTTGCCTCAACCTGTGTGTGGGTGAGTTCCATAGCGGTAATGTCACCATTACGTGACTTTGTTGAAGCAGAACCAGTACCGATTTTTTGGAAGCGAACAGTGCTACCAGCAACATTGCCAACTGTGCGTACAGTGTTACGCAACTTTGAACCCATGCGCTGATAAGCCATGTGAACTTCTGACTCGAACTGCTTGATAAATGCGACATCAATAGTATTCGCCATTTTATCAGTCCTTTCAAAAGAGGTTTACGTTTACTACACAGTTGTCCGTAACATCGCGTCAATCGGTTATCCCGCAGGGCCGTCAGCTAGAAACAGGCTGTACTATTCAAATCTCACTTCTATATCACGTTGGCAACGCACAAAACGTAAACAATGATAACCATTTATGACTGTAGGTTGATTTGAAAACGAATATCCCAACCAATCAAGCCATTTGATTGTGCGTTCATGTTCAATAGGGACAAGATTTTCTACCCAATCATATTGGTCACAAAGCCAATTTGACATTAATTTTGATGTTTTTAAAAATTTTTTTGGTATGTCATCCAACACAGAAGAACCTAGCATCCATATATGACCAGATGTAAGGTCTTGTTTATTCTCAAAAGGAAATACACCAAACATACACACAGGTTGATCTTTGTATAAACCTGTCCATGTTTTTGCATGTTTACTTGACAAAGGTACATGAAGCGCACGCCACGGCGTTGCGCCGTGGATCATGCACTCTCGTATATCAGTATCACGAAGACGATGTTGTAAGTAGCCAGCATGCTCTATTGTAGCCTTTACTATCTTAACATCACCGTCTTCATGGAAAGCGTTAATTGAAGACTTTGGAAAAACCTGCTTGGACTTCCTTGACATAGGCTGGGTCTCTTTTTGCTGGATTCCAATAACGCTCATCAGTCATCATAGAACGCAGTTTATCTTCTGTCATCGCAGTAGGTAAGCCTGCATCAGCAGACATTTGCGCACTGCCTACTTTAGACATAATAAACTCAAGAGCTTCAATGCCCTTTGCTGTTTGCCCAATTTGCAAAATAGCATCGCTATATTCTGCTGGAAAAAACTTGTTTGCCCATAGGTCAACAGCTTCAATACGTGCATCAGCATTGTCACCAAGATTAGCACGCTCTTGTTGCAAGTCAGGTGTTTGTGAGTTTATGAATTCTGCATATTGCGCAATGCCAGATTCAAACTCTTCTTGGCTATATGCGTTTTCAAATGCATGATCAGCCCACCATTGAAACAGTGGATTATCAACAGCCATTTCTGCATCAATAGATTCTGGTATCTGATAATCACCGGCAGTAGCTGGCCTGTTTTCATAAGCAGCAGCTTCAAACTCTTGTATAATTTGCTGCCGCAGTTCTTCTTGACCAGCACCAAGTTTCTGTTCAAGAGATTGATAAGAAGACGCAAGGTCTTCTGGTGTATTAAATTTTTCTGGTAGCCATTCTGGACGTTCAGCTACAGGTGCTTCAGTTGTGGCTGTGGCTTCAGCCGCTACTTCTACATTATCTGCTTCGCTCATTTTTTTGCCTTTTCTGCTTGTTTAAATCGCCTCTCTATGAGGCCTACTAAATAACGCTGCCCTTCTAAATGACGTAGTTCAGCGTCAGATATGTTCGCACCGCTAACAGATTCGATAGTGATAGAACGTAAATACTTCATCACTGCTTTACCATTAGGTGTGCGGAACAAACTGTTTATGTTCTGAGATATTCTGTCGTCTTCTTCTTTTGGGCGTGGGAACCCATCAAGGCCTAAGTGATTGGACATCAGGCATTTCACCTCTTGACTGTGCTTCTTGATATCGTTGTGCAGCTCTTCCAAGCTCTTCGCGCTCAACGCTATCACGTATTAATGTATCAGGCACGCCAAATTTTTCAGCAAGGTGAACAGCAACATCTTCTGGCTTTACAAGAAGAGTAAGAATCTCTGGCCCAAACGTACCGCCAACTAACTGCAAATAGCGTGATATAGATGTAATATCTTGATTAGCTTGCGCTTGTGCAAGAGGAGAAACAGAACGAATCTTAACTTCTCTGCCATTTATAACTGGTAATTCAATACGGCCCTGCTTCTTCAGAATGTATACAACACGTTGCAATATTGGTTGAACCATCTCAGCCTGTAGTCTACCAAAGGCTGACCCAATCCTTCTTGATAAATCAGCCATACGTTCTGCAACTTCAGTGGCTGATGCTGGTGTTTTATTTGGGTCGCCGAGCATATCATTATATAAAGCCCTCTTAATATTATTGCGCATATCATTAAGAATAAGATTAGCAACATTAAAGTCACCAGCAGCACGTATTGGTTGCAATCCCATTGAACCCATCGCCTTTGGGATGATCGTTCCTGGCACAAGATTTATTGTATCTGTATTCATAACGCCATCATCATCCATCTGGTAGATGCCTGAAATAGCCATCTGTGCATTTTCAAGAACAAGCTCAATTGTCAGATTCGTAGTTTTAATTGCACTGAGGGCATTGACAAGAGGGCCACGTCCATAAATTTCGCCACTGGCTTTAGACCAACGGAAACATATAAACGGATTAGAACCTGCGCCAACAAACTGTTCGTAATAAATTATTTCTTCGTTAGCAATATCGATGACAAAATAGTCATAGCGTTCTTCATTGCGCTTTTCGTAATTTTTACAAATGACTTCCAGAATCTTACACTCAGCTTCTGGCTGTGTTGCAATAGCTTTTGCAAGTCGCTCACTAACTTCAACACGCTCATAGGCAACAGGAATCGAACGGTTCTTAAGAGTCCTCTCTCTAAACACATGGTCAATCGAGCCATCTGCACCTGTGTCCAACACGACAGACGGAAGCGGTATCGCGTTAAAGCGTACTGGATTGAGCGCATCACCTTCTTCAACAAGCAGCACACCTGTTCCAACAGCCAAGTCCATAAACGATTCATGTATCTCTTGCCCAAAGTTAGAAGACTGCAAAACTTCAAAAACATAATTAGTCACCACATCCAGTTGATTATTAACTTCATCAATCTGTTCATCTGGTATTTCAGAACCAGCAATAAAATCTGCCCAACGTGCAAAGTTTGGGACAAGACCAGATTGAAGACGAGAAGCAAACTCTTGTGTGCCAACAACAGCAGTTTCATCAAAGATTTTATCATCACGCCGTTGACCAGCAACTTCGTAATAAAATCCTTGTCGCATAGGAAGTGCATATTCATAGCACTCATCAAATAGTGGTTCAAAGTTTAAGCGTTTTTCTTTGGCACGCTCATACTTTTCCAACATTATTTTTGGTTGAAGCATTATAGAGTCTCGTCAAAATAACCCATGCCACCTCTGCCACCTGTAAGCAAAGATGTTGCGCCAGAACCACGGCGTTGTTGTTTGGCAGTAGCTTCTACACCTCGTTCTCTTGCCTCTTCACGCCTTCTACGCTCTTCTGCTTCTCTTTGTTCACGAGCATCTTTTTCTGCTTTTTTAGCACGCTCCATTTCAGCTTTTTCTTCTGCTGTTGGCCCTTGTACAGTTGGCCTTGCTGGTCTACCTACACACATAACAGTCTCCTTTAGTTTTTCATACAGTTGCTTTTACAAATAAAGCAACGCACATTTTACATTCTAGCCCAAAGACCTTTACGTTTTTGTCGTGGTTTTCTTGTAAAGACATCGTAGTTACGTTCAGCTTGAAAAGGTTTAGGCGCATGCTGCATGTTCGTCAAGATTGCACGCCCTTCGCCAGAACCAAGCATTAAATACTGCAAAGCATCGTGTATATGTGAGAAATGATTTTTATCTGGCTTATCCATGTAACGCTCACCAGATACTTGCAGCCGCCTGTATTGATAGCCGCCTTCAAAACCTTTGATTATATTGCGACATCGAAAGTCAACTAATAGTCCTGAACTGCCATCAACCATGCGATTAAGTGCAGAGTTTACAGATTCAATCCTAAGAGCAACATCATTTGACGGTGCTGGCCTTGCATTTAAACCTGCGCCACGCAATATTTGAAATGGTGTCGATTCATCAGTTTGGGCGCGAAAGTCACCTGCTGGATCGCCAAAGATGATAGCTTCATTAGTTGCATATCTTGTAGACAACTCTTGGCGTAACACTTCAGTAAACTTAACAATACCCATATCAAACGCGACTATCTCTTGTAATATCAGCCAACGTCCACGCACCTTTTGTGCAACTACCCCTGCAGGAGTAAGGCCAAAATCAAGACCAATATAAACAGGTAGTCCTGCGGCAACAGGTATTTCTTCTTTGGCAATATGGACATCTGCTGCAAAATTGGCATAAACGGGTTTACCATCTTTTATACTCCCAAGGCGATTCATCACATATACATCTATCCAACTCTTTGTCTTTCCTTGTACAATGTTCGGATAGTAGTCGGCTCTCATATTCTTTGCGTTTTCTGCGTTCTTGTTTAGAACGTAACCTGTGATGATCCCTTCTTCGTCCTTTATTTCCAGCATACCTGCTGGTTGTGTGTAAAAATTCCAGTTGTCTGGTTTGACTAACATCTTCGCTTCTTCTTTGGGAATGTGGTCTGGAATAGGAACTTCGCCTGACATTATGGGCCACCAGTGATCTTCTTCTGGCGCATTTGTGTCGGCTATGACTCCTGTCCATGTGCATCCACCATCTTTCATTGAAGGGAAACGACCTACACGCATTGAGCATGCGTCAATAATAGATTTGGGTATCTCCCTCGCCTCGTTGATCCAGATACCTGTCAATTCTAGGGAGAGGAGTTTCTTGACATCTTCTGGTCTGTCGAGAGCGAGGAAGATAACTTCAAGGTCTAGGTCTGCTTTTTTAATATGATGTGTATATGGCACAGACCAATGGAATTTGCCCCATTCTTCTTCTGGAAACCAATCCAACCAAGTTTTAATAGTGGTAGTTTTTAACTGTGGGTTTGTGTTTCTAATAACTGCCCAACGTGATTTGCGTACACCATCTAAGCCTTTTTCTTGTTGTACAGCACGCCGAAACAACTCAACACAACAACACACCGACTTGCCTGACCCAACAGGGCCACGCAATGCACGAAAGAACGAATCGTCTTTCATAAAAGATTTAAGGACTTCGCCATCAGGTTTGTAATTAAATTTGGTCAATCTTGTGATCCTTACCAAACTTAATCATGCGCTCCACAACTTCTGGCCCGATAACAGCAATAACTTTATCTGCCTCTCTGTCAGTCTGGAACTGTTTAGGGTGGTAAGCAAGATGCACCTTCTTAACAATCTGGCGCAACATATCACGTTCTTCACGCTTTAGTGTGTGTAGAAAGCTCATCTGTATCTTTTGGTTTTATCTGATATCTTTTTAGGCTGTTTGGAGAACTGCTTACCAGCACGAGTTGCTCTTCTTTTAGCAGCAGTGGACGCTGCATATTCTTGCGACGATAACGCCTTGATTGCGGCTGATGGTAGATAACGCTCGCCTGTGGCTTTTGGCCCTTGTGTGGATGGCTTGCCACTTTTAGTTCTCCATTTTTGTTTTGTCCACTTCCGTAAAGAAGCCTGTGATGGTTTTAAAGCCATAGTTTCTTTCTCGCTACAATATAAAAAAAGCCAGCAAACATAAACAAAATAACAAAAGATAAAGAAACAATGCCGATAACTTCAATCATCTTCTCTCTTTTTAGCCGCGCCTCTTTTATCTGTCTTTGTCTTTTAGCTCTAGCATCTGCTTGAAACTTAACCCAATCTTCCCACAGCCCATAACGTCCGTAAAGATACATAATGCTTTTGAGTTCAGCCTCTTTTCTTTTAACCTCTTCAAGAGCCATAAACTCTTCAAGATCATTTCCAAATGTACTATTTCGCTTTTTGCTAGCTTTGGATTGCAGGTCTTCCTTCGCAAAGGCAAAATCCGCAATCGCTTTCCCTGCCGAGGCAAGTTCCTTGCCGTTTGCAATCGTCTTTTTGATGACGGCAAACGCACTGTTTATAGCCACAAGCTCTGCTAACATTAGTTTCTATATCCGCCTCCCTTTGCTTTGTAGGCTTTTGCTAGCATTTGCGCTTTTCTTGCTGACCACTGACCACTACGTCCGCCTTTATTGCCAGCCTTTATACGATTAAATAATGCCTTACGCATTTTAGGTTTGGTGTAATTACCAGCAGCATTAACAGCCATTATTTCCCAACTTTTTTCTGTGCTTGTTTATGCGCAAAAGAAAATGATTTTCCTTCTTTCATTAACCTACGCATTAACTTCATATGTTTTGCAGTATGATGAACAGAGTGTTTTTTTAATGTGCTTTCTTGTCTTTTTGTTAACATTGAAGCCATTATACATTACCTTCCTTTTGTTGCACACATTGTTTATCAACAACTCTTGAAAATGGTAAATCTGAATGAATTGTAAATACCATTTCTTTTAGCCTTTCTAAACACTGCTCTTCTTCAACGTATGGGCCATTTGTATCTTGTGCAATAAGACATTGTTGCCCATCTAAAGCCACCCAACAAAAAAGAAGGGAAGCATAAAACATTAGTAGCCGCGAGAGTAATTACCAGTAGCTGGCTTTCGCTTTGCTGGCATTTTCTTTTTTGCTGGTGCTTTTTTAGCTGCTGCCTTCTTTGGTCTACCTACTTGGCTACCATAAGTTCCTTTTCCCATTGGCATTTTACTTTCCTTTCATTTTTGCTTTCATAATTTTTTGCTGCAATGCTTTTGGCAATGTCTTTTGTTTTGCTGTAAGCATTGATTTTTTAGCGGCTTTCTTTTTTATCATTTCTTTTTCCTCTTCTTTGCGGCTTGATACCTAGCCAATAAACGGCGGCCTTTGGCTACCGCAGATGCTTTGTCACCAGAGTGACCCCATGCTACCAGTGATAGCTTCAAACGTGTCGGCCTGCCCTTCGCATCCTTCAATGGCCCCTTCGCTGAACCCATGCGAACCAAAAACGAACCCTTCCTTCTTAGCTTCTCTGGTGTATTCGCTGCACCTTTTACTGGTGCTTTCAGATTGCCCTTCTTGCCAGACTTCGTTCTGTACGATGCCCTGCCCTTTGCATTCAATCCACCTTTCGGATTTTGACCTGCCTTGCGTGTCCATGCTGGTGACCTTGCCATTATTCTGCCGCCCCTGCTGGGCTTATTAAACCAGTAAATAAATTCCATCGTTTTTTTGTCATTGGGCCACGATACACAACTGATTCAGCACCTTCTGGTATTGATAGCTCGAAATCAGATTCTGGTTCTTTGGCTGCAACTTGCGGCAGTGTAATATCAACCTTTAGGTTATCATCACGCCTTTCATTCATCATACGCTCACCTATAAAACGAGCATAAAAATATTTTCTTTTGTCTGGGTTATTGGCAATAACTTTTCTATAATCACCAAAAGTTTGAACATTATTGTATTGCTCCCATTGGCCTATTTCTGGGAAGTCATATACATCTGATATTTTTAAACGCCCATTTTCTTTATACAACATAAAACTTCCAAGAGACATTTTTACCTGCTCTTCAAAAGTATCTACTGAAAACTCTTTCTTTTTAAAAATGTTGTCTAAATTATATTTTTTGTTCATCATATCATAGTTAATTGGCACGGCCTGCCCATCTTCTAAATCGGGCGCAACCTCTTCAGCAAGAATACGCAGCATTTCTAATAGTTCGCCGCTTATGCTGTCTTCTGTTATTGAGTCGTCAAACGGATTTAAAAACTGCGGCAACACAGCGTTGAACACACCACGTATAAAAAAGTTTTTGTGCAATGGCATTTCTGAAACGAGTTTATCTAACATTATGCATCATTCTCATTAAGCTGTAGAAAATTCAACGCACAATATCGAATATACAACCCATGCCCCAGCCATTGTCAATGTGTAGATGATGCTGATGGTTGGCATCATGGTCAGGCGTTCTTACTGTGGTAAAATATTTACACGCTCTTTTATACGCATGTCGCCATTGTTTAGATATAGGCACGCCATCTATCTTCTTTACATCAATGGCATTTCCATAAGAGTGTTGTGACATCATAAATCCACCACGCACTTTGCGGCAGTTGTATCCACCAATGTGTGTAATGTGCTTTGCGCCTATATCGAAAGCCCAATCACCAACACGCTTGGCAAACGGACACGACAGAGTTATTGGCGATGAAAAATCTGTGGTAGGTGTTGCATACATCCTTACTGGGTCGCTAATGCCACAAGAGCCGTCTTTGAACGGAACTAACCTTTCAACGCGGTAGCCAGACTCTAGCAACGAACTAACGCAATCAGCAAACGCAATGCTGGGGAACAATAACAAAATAAACAATAACCGCATGATGACCTCCTTGTTGCATTAATGCTACAGTACCTTTGCGGCTATAATGTGTCAATGGGTCGTGTCGAGGGTTGTAGCACCGACTTTTTGACCCCCATGCAGTCTACGAACTACACCGCTAGCAGAGTCACGCAGTGCTGCGTGGCCTGCTAGCTAAGATCGATACTGACAGATATGTCGCCAGCGTGCAGGTGCATGTGACGCTCTGGTGCCTTGAAGCCAGCTCTGTCTAAGATATCCTTGCTCGCTTCTAACTGCACGTACTCACTCTTGGCACCACGAGCTAACTGCACCAGTCTAGCGGCGGCTATCGTAGCACTCACGCCCATAGTCTCACCAATCCTCTGCATCATATACGCTTGCACATGTGGCAGCCGCAAAGCCTTGCTGGCTGTCACTCTCCCACTCTCACCAGAAGCATAACCTGCCAAGCCAGCCGCTTCCGTAATGCTACATCCATTTGCTACGAGCGCATCAACCAACGCGGTCTGCTTGGTGGTTAGCTTCTTCTCACCAGCCGTTACTACAGCACTCATTACCCATCCTTGCGATTCTCATAACCCCCCCTGTAATCCCCCCCTACATACACGCTCCCCAGACGCCTTGTCAACGCACAACATACGCCTGTCACACGCACACTGCCGCGAGCAAGGCGCAGTCCGCACCAGCGACCGTGACCGGCCTTGCACGCGGTGGCTTGCGCCAGCGAAGCCAGTGTGGTGTGACCGCCCGATCCTTATCAGCAAGAGAACTGCAACACGACAATACATGAATGCACGCAGTGCATCAGTGTTGTCACACTGCTCGCTAGAACCACTACTGGAACCATAGGTTCTATCATTACTAGTGGTTCTAGTGATGCAGACCAACTGGCCGTTGCGTCACTGGCTCTGGTCGTAGACCAGTTGCGGATAGTCGAGCTGGTGCTATCGCCATGGGCGATTAGCGCACTAATAGCTCTGACTATCCGTAGCGTGGCGTGACGGACGTTGCAGTTGGATGTGCAGCGCAAGACGAGCTTGCGAGTCTTCACGCTGATAAGAGAACACACGCCGCACAAGTTACAGCCCAGCATAGCTGGGAATGGCACGCAGTGCCATGCATCTCCCAGATGCAGTAACTGGTGCTAGGCGGCATCGAGCCGCCTGCGAGTGTGTACTCTACACACACACACGATGAGCGAATGTTATCACACAGTTCATGCACCGCATGAACGGTGTGCCAGCACGCCCACTCGGTCAAGAGGTGCGATTCTTGCGCAGACATGTCAATGTCTGCGGTGCGCAAGAATAGCGACACCGCAAGTGCGGTGCTTCGCCTCTTGACTTTCGTGTCGGTCGTGATGGCCTCGATAACATATTCGCACATAGTGTGTATGTGTGACGTAACTGTAGTGCTTTTTATAGGAGATAATTATGGCACAGAAAAAGAAGATGACTGTAACTAAGATCGAAACCCCTGTACGTGATGCTGGACATGCAGAGCATGTCGCAGCAGCGCATGACGCAGTGTTGAACTTGGTGGATATGAACATGACCGATGACTTTGATTCGCGCTTCGCGAATCAGGTATCGGGCGAGGAGAATCCCAAGTTCAACTCGTCAGCGCATTTCACTTTTGGCTCACGTGCCAAAGCGTCAGGTATTGCGCTACGCAAGAAGCGTGAACGCTTCTTCGAACTCGAACATCAGTATGATGTCGAGGTCGAGCGCAACGGACCTGACTCCACCAAGCTCATCAACCTTGGCGCAAACAAGAACAAGGCAGAAGCAGAGTGGCACACTCTGGATGCCTTGCACCAGATGGACGTTGACTTGTACAATACGATGCACAGCGTTGGGTCCATACTTGGACGCAACGGTGCAGAGGCAAGTCAACCTCGCATCTGGAATGACGGGAAGCACACCGAGGACCACGGCGAAGCGTGGTTCGAGCAGGTGTGCGAGCGCATCCTTGAGCGCAAGGTGTTGTCACCGCAGGTGAACACACCGAAGGTTGACCCAGCTGAACTGCTGGCTAAGCTCAAGCGTTCAGCGTAACCTGACACATAGTTTCCTCCCCAACTGGTGGTGGCTTCTACGGAAGCTACCACCTTTTTTTTGCTCAGTTAGACACAGGGATGCAAAATTCTTTGTTGCACGTTACCACCACTCGTGTATATGCGCGCAAAGTCTTTGATTTACTTGACGAAATTAAATGACTTTTGTTACTTGCATAAGTGCAACAAATATGATATTAGTACAGAGTATCTGATGATGGAGGTCAACATGTACGCAGATATTACACAACAGATAATCAAAAAGATAGAGGATGGATGCCCACCGTGGTTGCGTCCATACAACAAGTTTGGTGGTGGATTACCACTACGGCACAATGGTGTACCATACAGAGGTATGAACATTATTATGTTGTGGATGTGTGACTACGACAATCCATACTGGATGACTTACAACCAAGCACAACAACTTGGTGGTCAAGTGCCATATAATTGCAAGTCACCAACCAAAGTATTTCATTTTGGTACAGGCAAAGACAAAGACAAAGAAGACAAGTTCTATTCATATGCCAAAGCATACTCTGTCTTCAATGCATCACAGATAACTGGTCTGCCAGATCATTACTATCCAAAGCAAGAACTGTATATCAATGCAGACAAACCTGTTGCATCTATCGACAAACAACTTGCTGATATCCCAGCGAAAGTTGTTGAGGTTGATGGATGCACACCTTGCTACCGCCCATCAACAGATGAAGTCAACATGCCACCATGGTCTGACTTTGTTGATGGCCTTGCATATTACAGCACAAAAATACATGAACTTGTCCATTGGACAGGTCACGAATCCAGACTTGATCGCCTTGGTCTAAAGAACAAGAAAGGCTATGCCTTTGAAGAACTTGTTGCAGAGATGGGCGCGTCATTCATGATGGCACAACTCGGGCTGGAACCAACTGCACGAGATGACCATGCAAAGTACATCTCATCATGGTTGCAAGCATTGAACAATGATGTGAAGTACGTGTTCGAGGCGGCGAAAGTCGCACAACGAGCTGTGGAACTACTCAACAGTCACACAGCAGAAGATGTAGCTATAGCATAGGAGGTATATGTCATGAGCATCTTTCAAACTAAAGACCCAGTAGCTGAAGAAAATGTGTTACGTCAAAAGGTTGAGCTTGTTCTCAACAGACAAACTGAAACATTGCATCAGCTAACAGCAATAACTAAAGAGTTAGAAACTCTTACCAAAATTGTTGCTCGTTTATCAGTAGACAGACCAAAACCACAGATATCTGAGCAGCTTGTGTTTGCAGATGACAAAGAATCAGCACCAGTAGTTAATGTTATTTACATGGCAAGCAAACGTGACATTAGTCGCATGCACAAGTTAAATGATTTTATGTCTGGCGCACATCCTGTAACCATACAAACAATGATGGCTGTCTGGGCTTGTTCAAAGAAAGCAGCAGAAGCAACACTATATCGCTTTAGAAAAGATCAACGATATGAAGTTGTTGAAACCAAAACACAAGGGCAACCGTCATTGTATTTGATCAAGGAGGTATCATGACTTTACCAAAACATCTAATTGCACAGCAGGGAATGTTCGATTCCCTGCAAGTGCAGAAGCATCACCAAACAACCATTGATTTGGTGAAGGTTGGCACAGCACTTGGCAACAAGTTATGGCCTAACGAAATCATGACTGTTGCCGAATGCATTGTCGGCAAAGACACACCAGCATTCAACCATCTCATCAAACATGCGATGGAAGAATACGAAAGACTAGCAGATGCAGAAATGGAGGCACTTGGAGATGGATATTGCACAAATCAACACGTCGGATGACATGTCATGGTCACACGCTCATGGACTTGTACAGTCATTGGTCATCAAAGAGATTGTTGCTCTTGACCAAAAAGCTATATGGCATGATGACTGCCCAGAAGAAGATGATTATTCACATACAGAAGCAGCTAAAATGTGTAGACGTGATGCCGAAAGATTGCGTCAGGCACTATTTATTTTAGCAAGAGGAGTATAAAATTATGATGGCTTTATCAAATGAAGAAACAACTGCATTGACAAGTCTTATGCGTAAAATAATACGCGAAGAAATAACACAAGCTATGCTTGATATGCCAGCTGCCGTAGATGATGCAATATGCAACTTGTCTCGTGAAGTAGCTGAAGCAGTTATGGATAATGATCTTGATGACAAGATTACAAGTTGGATGGATGACAATCTTCATGACCGACTTGAAGACAAAATACGCATTGTCATAGACTAACATACAGCGTCAAGGTGTCTCGAATGCCTTGACGCATTTATGCTACACAGTTATATGTACTAGATGATTACATATTTAGAACAATTAAATAATGCAGCAGCACCAACTGGCATCAAGTTAGTTGAGTTCTTCAAGCAAGCGAAGATACCTACATCAACATACTATCGTGCAATCGGGGGTCAAGATTTGCGTCTGTCAACAGCAGCAAAGGTTGAAGATGCGATCCACACTTACTCACTACACAAATCCCAGAGTGAATACGAATAGCTGGCAAGATTTAGTAGCAACTCTTGTGGCTATTAGAAACAAACGTGGCTATAGTCAAGAAGAGTTAGCACACCGCATTGGATGTGCTGCATCTTTAATACACAAATGGGAACAATATAAAAGAGTTCCGTCAGGATTTATGTTTGTCTGCTGGTTGGATGCGCTCGAAGCGCAAATCGAAATCAAAGAAACTAGAGGATAGTAGGGGAAAGCCTGCCGCATGTGAACATTGTGGCAGCACATCACATTGGTTTTCGGTGATGGCAAGTGGTTCTATTTGGTGTGATGATTGCTTGGAGTATTACGGATGGGAACATCTAGCCGCAACAAAGGCAGCTACCACGAACGATGGTGGTGTAACTGGTTCAATGAAAAAGGCTGCGAAGCGAAACGCCAACCGCTATCTGGCGCGTTGGGAGGTGAGTGGAAGTCCGATATCTCTATTGCCACCAAAGAAGGACGATTGGTAGCTGAATCAAAATATCAAGCTACTGGACGTGGCTTCTCATTTCTTACCAAGACACACAAAACACAGCCAGCAGACATCTATCTTCTTAAACAGAAGACAGGGCCAAACTTTATATGCATCGAAGTAAACAACCCTTTGGCTGAAAAGATAGCGCGATGGCTAGCTGGAGGTGACTAACCATCGCGCCGCGCATTTTGGAGGTCTGACTGCGCATGACACAGAATACTTTTATTGTTGATACTGTCAAGGCACACTGCTAGACTAATCAATACGGAGGTCAATATGAAACAGCGTGATCCAAACTACAGGTTGCCGCGCAATCAGGTGATACCTGACAAGCGACAGTCTATTATTAAAAGCGTGCATAAACAGGAGGTTTTAGATGCAAGCATTAACAACAGAAATCAAAACCAAAGCACTGGCTCGTCTAACAGATGCAGCCACCAAGCCAATGCTAGTGACGAGCATGATAGAAGATGGCGTGAGTTCATTAGTTCCATTGGAAACTAAACTGAACAAACATTACGAGCTTGTCTTCTATCGAATTGATCGTAACGCCCCACTACACAGACTACATGAAGCATACGAGATGGTGCAAAAAGCCTTAGTGCCTTTGCCTGTCAAAGATATTGAAGAACGTATTACTATGCTTTGTGCGTTGATTACTTTGGCAAAAGACTTCAGCCCAAAGGTGCTTGATATGAAGCGCAAGGCTCTTGCATCCAAGCTGGCAGAGTATCCAGCCGACATTGTGATTGATGCATTTGGTTACATCGAGCGCAATGTCAGATTCTTTCCAACACTAGCAGAGTTTATCAACGAAGCTGGCATTGGATGGAAGTCCAAGCCACGGTTCATGTTACGTGATGAGTTGCAGAAATGCATTGATTATCAGGAGGCGGTGTGATACGATGGACGAAGATGAATTAGATGAATTAGATAATGAAGGCCAGCCAAGCTGGGAGCAAGAGTGGGAGGATTTTGGCGAAGTCTACGATGACGAGCCAACCTATATATAAATAGATGGAGGTCTATTATGGAAAGAAAAGGTTTTATCGGTGGCTCCGATATGTATTCAATCGTGCGTGGCGATTGGAATACGCTATGGCATGTCAAAACTGGACGCACTCAACCAGACAATCTAAGCGATGAGTTCAATGTACAACTTGGCATTCGTACAGAATCATTCAACATGGAGTGGCTTGCCAAGCGTACTGGCTGGGATGTCATGCCAAGTCCAGACATCATACGCAAAAAAATATCTGGCGTTCCCTATCAAGCAAGAGCAGATGGCATAGCTTACGACAAAGATGGCGTAGCTATGATTGTCGAGTGTAAACATACAGCAAGCTATCGCAGCATGTCTGATATGTTGGAAGCATATCTACCACAGGTACACTTATACATGCGTGTGCATGAGCTGCA